TCCAATGTGGTGACTTACAAAGGTTTCGAGCAGCTTGGTGAACAAGTCAAGCAATCGCTTAGGCGTCGATTCCATGTCACGATCCACGCAACGTGGGCTGGTGAGAACCGGGAGCTGAAAGGAGATTTTTCGCATGCCAAGTTTGTTGTGTCTACACCTTCTGATGCTGAGCGTGTGATGACGTTGTTGGAAGTTGCAAGGTTTGTCAAAGCAAAAGCAGCTGAACACGCGGCTAGTGTGGAGAGGATCGCGCAATTCGGTGTGCATGATGGTAACATGGAGGCCATGTTGGCGAAGCTTGTCGCCCAAGGGGGAGCGACGTCCAGGCCGAAGCTGATCGACACTGCTGCGTTTGGTGCGAGGTATAGGTACCAGCGCGCCAGCGGTCGAGGCATTGCAATGGCATACTTCAACACGTTTGGTGACATGTTTGACGACCCTGATCTTGTCGGAGATTATATGGGTATGACGGAGACCGATCACCAGTTGATTGATGCAGCATTGCTGTCGCGAGTGGCTGGTGAGGAGGTTGACGCGCTGTTCGCACATGAGAACTTCCGTGACGTGAACGAGATGTTGTATCGGATTGAGGAGAGCACTCTGAAGGGCACGTACAGTACGCCAATGCTTGAGTTTGTCAAGAAGCATGAGGGTGTGTCGTATCGAGCTGTTCGGTTGGTGTTGCTCACATTGGCTGGATGTGGCATTGCCATGGCTGCTGTTTCGTTGTACAAGAAGATGACAGGACAGGAAGAGGCCCTGGTCCCGCAGGCTGAGGCCTACCACAAGCCATTGAAGAAGCAGCGTGTTGTGACCATCGGTGCACTGCCGACGTCTGCAATTGCTGGCGTTGGTAAGAGCACGCTGGAGAAACAATCGGGTGCTTCAGTGCTGAAGTCGTTGGTGTCGATTGAACCTGAGGGGAAGCCTAGGTTTGCTGTGCATGGGTTGTGTGTGTCGTCTACACCTACCCAAACCACGTTCCTGACTGTGGCGCATGCCACTGAGGGGATGTTGGCTGCTGGTAGCGTCAAGTTGCGCCGGCAGCGTGGTGGCCAGGAGATCGTGTACGAAATTGCGTCGAGCGTGTTGCAGATAGTGTTGGTACCGTCAAAGGACTTGGCACTCGTTACTATCCCGCGGGGGTCGTTGTGTAGCGTGTGGGAGCACTTTGTGGACGAGGCCCCTGTTGGTGGCGAGGCAACGTTACACACATCCGATGACACGTATGTTGCGTCTGGTTGTCGGCGAACCGACGCTGTCATGTCGTACAACTTGACTGCTAACTTGCGGCACACGCCCATTTCGCCGTTGACGTATGCCACTGCTGGCGCGCGCATTGGTTCGTGTGGTTGTCCCATCATGATCGACGGGTGCACAGTTGGCATACATGTCGCGGGTGACGAGAGGCGCCGTGTTGGTGTTGCTGAGACCGTCACGAAAGATCAACTTCGTGATTGGTTGTTGTTGTCACCAACGGAGGAGCTCGGTGCGCCAATGTTGGACGATGTGATTGCCGGCTGTTCGTTAGCTGAGCATGTTATTGGCGTGTGTAAGTATGCTACGGCTACAACTGCCACGTCAAAATTGGTGCGGACTGAGTTTCCACCGTTCTCCGACAAAGAGTACACAAAACCTGCTGTGTTAGGGTACACTGAGCGTGGTGATGGTACTCTTAAGCACCCTGTGTTGGAGGCTGTCTGCAACATGATCAGTAGTTCGCAGAAACCACACACTGTGCCTG